ATTGTGTTTCGTTTTGTTTTTCTAAATTAAAATGATATTGAGGATTTACTCTTATTTCTTCAATATCAAATGCTACTTGTTCTCTTATATGATGAGCTATTGCTAGTCCCATCATTTGGTCATCATGTCCACCTTCTGGAGCTTCTATTCTACCTTTTTCATTACGTATAATAGTTAATAATTCCTCTAGTGTATCTTTATCATTAATAGAGTTTGTTTCTTCCCTTACTATCTCTATAAGCCTACTTATTATTGTTGGTCTTGTTAAAGAAGTAGTCTTGAATCCAAATCTCTTTTCTGTCTTACCTGTATATGTATCTTGTGCTTCCCTTACATATTGGTTGTAATAACCTAGTCTTTGTAGTTCCATAATAGGAAAACTATCAAAGTTAGCTTCTATACCTATTAAAGCATTACCATAATACGTTCCTAAGCAATACATTTGTTTTACATATTCATCAGGATCAAATTGTTGTTTAAGTGTTGCTACTTGTTCGCCTGTTCTTGCATCTAATACATGAGCTGTAAAGTAGTCGCTTCCTTCACCTGCTGTATCTCCACCAATGCAATACTTAGTCATCTTAGGTACGTTAGGTACTTGATATAGGTTTATATAACCATTCTTATCATTTACCCACTTAATATTACTTATCTTTAATCCATCATAATCATACGCAAAATAACCTACCTTTATTGCTTTAGGTAGGTTGCTTAATCTTTCTTGTATCTTTCTAGCATCAAATACTGTTTTACCTAAAATACCCCATTGTCCTAAACAATATACGTTATAGGTATATTCATCAGTGTATTTTAAATCTTCTAATGCTTTTCTATCATCATCAGTTAAAAACTTATTATCTTTATATGTACTAAAGCATACTGTTGCTAGTTTACTATCTATAAAATGTCTTTTAATCCAATGTTGTATGTTAATAGGGTTAAATGTAAGTACCATTTGTTTCTTACTCTTACCACCACGTAAACGTACTTTTAATTGGTTTATATCTTCTTCTTTGCATTCAGTAGCTTCTTCTATCCATATTGTAGTTAGTTCTCCATTTTCAAACGTGATAGATTTAATCTTTTCTACATCATCTAATCCTGCAAATGCTACTTCATTCTTTGTTAATAAGCATTTAATTCTCATATCAGATTCATTTATCTTAAAATACTTTGATAAGTTCCAATTACTTATTACTTGTTTTAATAATGGAAATGTAGATTTTCTATTAGTATCACCTGTTTGTCTAACTACTAGCAAATTATATCTTTTTGGGTGCATTAAATGATATATCCATCTTTGAGCTACAAAATAACTCTTTCCACTAGATCCTCCGCCATAGAATATTAAATATCTATCTTCATTATCTAGGTATGGTAGATATACATCATTAAATACTTCCTTATTTATTTTTATATCTACTTTCATTCTCCATCAGTCAATTCTATGTTGATTGTTACATCTGTATTTAAATCAGCTTCAACTTTATCTGTAGGCTTCTCACCTATTGTATCTCTTAAAAATGTAATTGCTTGTACATTACCATTTTGAGCTTGGTTAATCATTGAATCAATCATACTATCTAAACTTTGCCCTAGTTTCTTTTCTATTGCTTCTTTAAATAGTTTCTTTTCTCGCCTTGCTTCTCCTGATTTAATTCCACCTTTTCTACCTAATTCTCTAACTTCACTCTTGCTTCGCTCATTCATAGGTATTAAGTTTTCTTCATTCATAGGTTACTCACCTCCTATTTTATTGAGTTTGACTTCTCATTCTTTATTATTAGCCATTACGAATGCTGCATAAGTAAATAATCCTATAGCTATTAAAAATAGTATTGATAATATTGTATTCATTTAGCATTCTCCTTTTTTAGTTCTTTTTCACATTCTTTTGCTTTAGGACATCTCTTACATTTGTATCTAAAACAATAATATATTTTTTCTTCTTTATCTTTTTTCATACTTTAGTAGTTTTTTTTTACTATCGTTTTCAAAGTTAATATATTTGATATTTAGTAAACCCTTTTCTTTATCCCATACAAATACTTGATACTTTTGTGTAGATCCTATAAATCTTTCTTCATAGTGCCATTGGTCTGTTCCTGTTGGGCTTCCTACCCTTCTAGTTACCATTCCACTCTCATCATCTACTACAACTTCTTTATGTAAATGTCCTAAATGTAATTCTCTAAATATTGATTTACCCCACTCTTTATAAAATTCGCAAGGTATAGATTTAATCAACCTTTTTAAATTTGCATCTCCATGTGAAAAGAATATTGCACATTTACCCCATTCAAAGCATTGTACATTCTTATAATTTTCTACAAAATTTACTTTACTATCGTTCTTGTAATAACAACTTAATGCTATATATAAATAAAAACTTGCCATTGTATCGTGATTTCCACTTTGTAATCTAATTTCTATGTTATTAAATAATGGTTTTAATGTTTCTATTGCTCTTACATACATTGATAAGCCTAAATTAAACATCTTCTTCCATCTTAAATCATTTGTTTGTGGTGTTCCTTTTGTAGTAGTGGCATTTACTGTGTCACTATTAAAAAAGTCATTACCTATACATAATAAGCAAGTATCACATTGTTCTATTTGTTGTTCTTTTACTACTTCATCTAATATTGTATAAAATCTATCTTGTGCTATGTTCTTGTCGTAATCTTGTCCTGTATCTCCGTTCCAAGCCATTTTTCCCAAGTGTAATTCTATACCTGTTAATTCTAATAATTTATTTTCATCTAACTTTTTTATTGGTTTATATTCTTTAACCTTTAAAGGTACTATATTTTCATTAAATACTTCTTTAGCTATTTTTAAATATTCTTCAATAGGTAAATCTGTTTTTACTTTTGGTCTTATCTTTGCTCTTATAGTAGTACATACTCTATTTTGTTGTTCATCTTTAATTGCTACTTCCCATTTACCAAAAGTCCAGCTTATTACTTCCCATTCGTTTATGTTATAACCAAATTTCTTTAATATTGTTTCTGGTGTTTTTTCTTCATTTGCATCAAACCATAGTTCTTTGCAAATTTCTATTGATCCATCTTCATTGTGAGTTTCATATTCTGCATTTTGTTTTACTTCTTTATTTGTACTTCCTTCATAAAAGTCATTTAAACTTCTATATCTGCTTCTAAAAGCATCTCTACTTTGTGGGATATTAGTTAATCTAGTAAATTCATTAGCTGCTTCTTGCCAAGTTATTAATCCATCTTTAACTTTTCTTCCTAATTCTCTAACAAGTTCTTTATTTTCCATAACTCACCCACTTTTATCTTCATGCAATAATTAAATATAAAGTGGCATATTAGAAAGAAAGAATAGTTAGTTTAAAGGTTTTTATATGAATAAAGTTATAGGGATATATGCCACCTCATAAAAAAAAGAACTACCTGTACTAGCATAGTTCTGTTGTGCTTGTAAGCACTATGCAATATATAAATTTTTATATACTCCATAGAGCCTATAAGCTCTATCCACTGGCTTCTAAAAAGCTCTAGTGCTATATTCTCACAATACTATTCTATAACTAAAAGTGTTGCATTTTGTTGCAACTTACATTTTTTGTTTAATTTTTTCTAAATACCTATAAACAGTTGTTCTGTCACATGGTATAATAAATGATATTTGTGTTGGTGTTTTATTTTCTATGTAGTATAATCTAAATACTCTTTCTTCAATCCCACTTATATTTTTAAGGATTTTTTCCATTAAGGAAAGTCCTTTTTTTAATATTCTAATTTCTTCTTCTATTTCTGCAATAAGTTTGTCTATTTCTTCACATTGTTCTGTATAATTTAATGGTCTATTTGTAGTACCTCCACCAAATGCTACAACTTCTTTTATATCGCTAGTTGTCTTTGTTGCTTTTGCCAATAAATATTCTTTCTTTTCTTTTAATGTTTCTAATCTTGTTTCCGCAATTCTTAATTCACTCAATTGGTGATAGTAATTCTTCATAAGATCACCCCTTATCTTTTTCTCTTTCTTCCTCAATTCTTGAACACTTGCTACTTACCTTACAAGCACTAAATATAAATGCTATAAATATTATTAATAATAAAGTTAATATACTTGCGATCATTTAATCCTCCTTATTATCTCCTTTTAGTATTTCTAATAAATCAAATAAATCATCTTGAAAATAATCAGCATTATAAAATTCGTTTTTATCTTCATCATAAACATAATTTGTTTTTATATATTCAATAGCTCTTGTTATTCTTTGTTGTAATTG